GTCATCTATTGTGCCGTAGCCAGGCGTTTGGCTATCATCTATTGTAGCGTAATTTGGTGTCTGATCCGGAACTAATTCCCCATAAACCAAAACCGTGCCCACAGACGCGGTTATTTCTATTCCTGTTGGCTGCACAATAGCAGCAGCAATTGTTGTTGGTGTTCCTAGGGCAGAAGTCATTTCCTGGCCGGTTAGGACCACTACTTCGTTTTCGTGAATTGTGACGGTGCCCAGGGCAGAAGTTATTGCCTGTCCTGAGATTGATACGTTTGCGGCAGCATTTATTGTTGGGGTGCCTAGCGCTGAAGTTATTGCAACACCGGTAGGTTGTACTATGGCTCCGGCTACAGTAGTAACTGAGCCAACAGCTGAAGTGATTGCAACACCAGATGGTGAGGCATTGGCTGCTGCGGATGTTGTGACAGATCCGATCGCTGAAGTTATTGCTTGGCCAGAAACCTCTACTGGCAGCGCGGTTCCCCACGCTCCTTGATCCCAGGTTCCTCGACCCCAGCCATTAATATTGGCCATTAACTAAGGTCCGTTTTTGCGCTTTCTAGCTGTGTTTTGATACCTTCCAAGCTTTCCCTTACTGGGTCAGTCATAAAATCATTGGCAAGCATTGATGTTATTTCGTCCAGGGCAGCTTGTATTTTTTGTAAGGTCGTCATAATGCGTATCTCCTAAGTCCTAACATTATAGCCTTAACTTAGCAAATTTACGAAAGACCTTGAAATTTCCTATTTAATATCTTACGCACCTTAGAATAATGAAAGTCTTGGTAACCTTCATGGGTTGATGAAACTTGCTGAGCGATACGCTTTGCACCCAGGCCACGCTTAGCACAAGCGTGTATGGTTTTAATAACTGCTTGCTCTTCTGGTATCTCGACCAGCTTCATTCTGCGCTTGAGTCGATTGCCAGATTTTACTTTTTCTTCTATGCCCTCATACCCAAATGGCACAGCGCCACCGATTGAGTAACCTTTTTCTGCCCAGGCAATCTTGCCTTCTTTAAACTTATCCACAGTCGAGCCGTGCTCAATCTCAGCTACAGCACTTAGGACCATAAGCATGATCTTGTTAACCATCTCGTTCATATCAAACTTAGATCGAAGGCCGCACTCGTCTTGTGACTTTGGATAAACTACTGGCACGTCGCCAAACTGCTCACACAAATACAAGGTAATACCTGTATCTTCCAGGACTGGTATGGTCTGTAACATATCGCCAGCTGACCTGGAGAGTCTGTCAATCCTGGTGGCTACTATCACGTCATGGCGATCGATCACGTCGGTCATGGCCTTGCAGCGATTACGCTCAAGTATCGGCACGGTCCCAGATACGCCGTCGTCAATAAACCATTCGTCAACCTCACGGTTGTACTTTTCTTTGATGAAGTTAGCGATCAGGTCCTTTTGCGTCTCCAGGCTGATCCCGTTTTGCGCTTGCTCCTGGGTAGATACTCGGCAGTAGCCGTAGACGTTGTTAATTTGTTTAATAGGTTTCATGCCACTTCTCCGGTTTTGCGATCACGGCACTTGAAGCCGTACTTGGTTATTTCGTCATAGATCCTTTTCCAATCTACAGTCAATGACAGCCGGCCCTGGGCATAATCACCCACGATCAGCTGGTCATCTTTTAGCAGCTGCACCGAAGTGTATGCTCGGTGCGTGCCGGTAAACTTGATTTCGATGCCGTGCTTTTTACAGGCACGGCGCACTCGGTTATAAAAGACTTTGTTCTCTGCTACGTTCATTATGTCTTCCCTTGATAGCCAAGAGCTTTCATAGCGCCGACCGGAGAGGTTTCTTCTTGCAATTTTAAGTAACCTTCGACAGTCGCGTTTTTGACCAAGAAATTTACCCAGGCTTTCCATGGTTTGTAGTTACCGTATTTGAACCTGGCAATAAATTCTGGCCTTGGCTTGCCAACCCAAGATGGGTGGCAGTTAGGTCTTACAACCTCCATGTTTACAGAGCCGGTGTGCTTGCCTCGGTACATAAGGTACATACCGTCCCAGGTAAATTCCTCTTTCTCAAACTTGGTTTCTTCAATTACGTTTTCCATCTTTTGCTCCGGTTTTTGTTAGTTACAAGTTAATTATACATATCGTGTCGTTAATTGCAACTATTTACACAATCTTGCACAAATTAATTTTAGCGTGTTAAGATGCTATAATTCTTATTTGGGAGATAATATGAGTAAGGGATCTACACCACGTCCGCATGATGTTGATAAGTTTCAAGAAAACTTTGAAAAGATTTTCGGCAAAAAGCGCGAAGGCAAGAAACCTAAAAAAAGGGGGAAGCCAAATGGGTAAAGTTATATATGCAGATTTTTCGCAAAAGAAAAATGGCGATATGTGGGAGCTGCACCAGCCAATCAATGATACTGATTATGTGGTAGCAATTCGCTGTCCAGATGAAAACTACCACGAGCTAATAGCGCGTCGGGTAGAAAAACTAAATCACATGGGTGTGTCTTATAAGATCTTTTTGGATGGTGAGCTGGTTCACCATGAAGAGCATCTGAATCTATAAACCTTTTGTTGTATTGCGGTTGATGTTATTCACCAGGCCGCTGAACATCTGGTCGTTTCTTTTTTTAAGATCCGGTTTTACTACCGGCTTTAGCTGGGACAAATCCCTCGTAGAGGTTTTGTGGTAGCCAGCCTTCTTTACGGGCTTTATCAAGCTCATTTGTGGCCTCCTTCAATAGTTCATTATAGTCGTATTCTGGTAATCCTGACAAGTCGTTGCCAGCATCGAATGCTTCACCTGGTCCCCTGGAGTTATCAATAACTCGTATATCCACATTAGGGTTGCCCTCATAATGTTTAGCCAGGTCTTTAATTGTTTCAATAGATCTAACGTGGGTCCCGACGTGAATGTCAACAGGCACGGTGCGTCCCATGCGTTTTGCTCTTTGTACAGCACCACCACCAAACTCACCTCCACCGGTCAAAGCTTCGATTGGATCTCTATATACATAAGCGATCGTCACATCTTTGCCAGCGTCCAGGGCCTCGTCAACTTTTTTCATTGAGCTTGGGAATCCCGCAAGATTCGTGTCGTAAACAATTTGTGATTTAACGGTCTTTTCTAGCAGCACATCTTCCAGGGCCGTAGATTTACCAGCACCAGTTCCGCCGCCTGTAAATAACACCTCGTTAAATTTACCAGGAGCTGCTGGCTCTGAAAGTAACTTAGCGTAATAAGCTTTGGTAAATGCCGAAGCTGGTTCGTGAACCGCTGCACTTAAAGTTCTGTCGGCCACATAATCTGGGCTAAGCTCTCTGGCCAGGTCGGTATTGATGATGCGTCCACCATCTGAGTCGGGTAAGTTCCTATATTGATCGATCGCGCCGTCTAGATCTGCATTCAGCTGTTGTGTAAACCTGGTTTCTATTTCTGCCATTTCTTTTGGCAGCTTTGTATCGGGTGATACCTTCAATGTGGTCGCGCCCCTGGGCAATGCTCCTATGCCCTGGTCAATGTCTTTACCCATACGGCCCGCTGTCAGCAAGGTTTTCGCGATTTTTGGGGCCTTTAGGACCGCTGCGGCTCCAGGACCAATCAAAGGTATGCCATAAGCAGCATCCCCAACTATTCCTAGACTTTGGAGTCCCGCATCAAAATATCTGCCCTCACCTAAATTTTCGGCCAGGGACGGCATCGACTCGCCAGCAAATGCGTCTTGTAACTCGGCCTCACTGGTAGGAAAGCTTGCCATCGCGCCGGCAGCATCTGTGACTCCCGCGCCTGGTGCAAACTGGGCACCTAGGTAAGCGGCTTGCGCTGGTGTCGGTTTCAATTGTTCCATGGCTGCTTGCTGAGCTTCAATCAGCATCATGTCGCGATCAAGCTTTGCCTGGGCTTGCTGGGCAAAGAAGTCTTTGATTCGCTCCAGGTAACCGTCGTCTTGGATTTCAGCCATTAGCCTCTACCGTATAAACCAGAGTTTTGGTTCTTGATGACAGCTCCACCTGACGCTGCAAATGTTTTTACGTTTGTCGGTTTACCACCAACACCTTGTTTCTTTGATCGTTTGCGGGTAACCGCGGAAGCAATTTGTGATTTGCTCATGCCAGAAGCTTTGGAAGACGGTACGCACTTTGGATATTTTCTTTTGGCGTCAGCCTTTTGTTTTGACCGGCCGCACTTTTTGAACCCGCCGCCCTTCTTGGGGGATCCTATATCAACCCAGTCTTGTTTGAACCATTTAGTTAGTCCGCCCTGAGTCTTAGCCACGAGGTACTCTGGTCTTTTTACGCTTGCTTTCCATCATAGCACCACAGCCTCTGCCCTGGACCATTACGGTTCCGCCGTTCTCATAAAAGCCCATTTTGTTCCTCACCCTGGTCGGCAGCTTACCTAGTCCCTTATTGCCCGCGGGCACGGGTTTTAGATTTTTTTTCATTTCGCCTCCCTCGGCCTTATAGGTACCACCCATTTTCTTGTATTCCTTCACCATATACGCATTGGCGTATGCAGAAGGGTATACATCAAATTTGGCCTTGGCTTTCGATTTAGCCTTAGAATAAAGCGCCGGATTTTTTACGTTGTCCGGAGTCCCGCCTTTCTTCATTTTGATCGCGTCCAGGGTCTTTGCCTGTTTCGCGTGCAAATTACTCGCTTTTTTCAGGGCCTTGGATACTTTTTTTATTTTCTTCTGTGTGTTTTTCTGGATAGCCATAGATATATTATTAAACGGTTGAGGTAAATTTGCAACGATAGAGGTCCCAGTTACGTTTCATAACCTCAAACCACTGGTCCATAGAAATTACACAATTTAAATAGGGGTCTACCTCCCATTCCGGATTTATAGCGTACATCGTCAGACAAACTTGTATGGGTTTTCGGTTGTACCGAAAAATCAGAACCGGTATTTTCTCACCAGCGGCCTCAATGGTCTGCTTCAACCATTCGGGTTTGTAGGCCCATCCCTCTTTGTAGTGTTTACATTCGACCGCGTGAAATGGAATGTCGATGTCGGTGAGGTTAGCGGTTTGATATTGGTCCAGGTTGCGCTTGCAGCTGAAATCGATCC